GTGCCCTAGGTTGGGATAGTAAAACTTCCTGTATCTCCACGAGGTATGATTAAGCGCCGCTGTATCAGTCTAATCATTGGTATCACCTCATTTGTTTTTTGAATTTCTTATACATTGGCTGTTGCCAACTTACAATTGAATTGATATTGTAATCAATTGTTTCAAGTTTAAGTAATTTTTTCTCTGCATGTTTAAGTTCCTCATCAACGGCGCAAATATAGCATTTTATTTCACATGCGGCCGCAATTTCACCCAAATTGCAGAGTTCGGAATACATTTCCTAATATAATTTTTTAGTTTCTTGTTCCCACTCTACCCACTTTTTCATCATAGTTTGTGTTGATTGGCGTTTGGTATTGGTATCGACAGCAGTTGTACTATACTTATACCAAGTTTGAGGAATAATTTCTGGTTTTGGTTTATCCTCTATCTGAATTAGTCTGTGGTAACGAGTAGAATAATAATGTAATAAGCACTCATATCCTTTAGTTTCTTCTATATAATGATATTCATGACATTTAGCAAAACCATAGAGTCCAAGAAAATCATAAGCTTGTTGCATCTAATCATGTATCATCATACCTTCAACCATATGAGATGCAATTTTATTAAATACTTCATCAACTGTCATAATAAGCCCTCCTTTGAAGAAATTGGGCCGCTATAAAGCGGCCCAGGATTAAAATAGTTTTGTAATAACTACATTAATATGTGCATCTTCAACAGCTATGCCATTATTGACAAATTGAAGAACTGTAGGACTAGAAGTTAGATTGCAGTTGCAATTGTTGTTTGCTACTTGAACGCAAGTTTCAAAATGAAGCGCGCCTGCATCAGCTACATCGGCTGCTTCAAATGTAGATACGGCTTCGGGCTGAGCTACTCCATTAATTAGTAATTGCGTACTTACGGTTCCACCAGAAGCAGAAGCAGTAGCAAATCCATCATAATGCACTAGGTAAACTCCACGCTGGTTTAACTACATGGCGGATGAACCAGATTGAACTACCGAGCAACCTTTCTTCAATGTTATATTGTTTATTGGGTATACCGCACCTGCGGCAACCTCTAAATTGGAACTATATCCTTGAATCATATTAACTACCTCCTTATAATAAAAAAAGAGGGACGTATTTGCACGTCCCTCGGCGCACTAAATACGCTCAATAATTACATATTACACCCACAACCACAGAATGGATTTGTGCCAGCGGTATAGGTATATCCATTAGGATATCTTACTACGCCCTGTAATGCATTCTGTAATTCTAACTGGTTAATACGATTCTACATTTCATCCATCTTATTACCCATAATAGCATCTAGAACCTTCTGATTCTGTGCTACGATATTGGCATTGGTGGCAGCGTCACGCATAGCTGCGTCATAGTTGTTCTGTAGAATTAGTTGTTTGGTCTGGCAACAACACTCATTTTGATGTGCTAGTAAGTTGGCTTGACCAACCGCTAAACCAGCTACATCGCGCTGTAACTCGTTATATTTGTCTCCAACAAAACCAGTAATGTCATGATAGACCTGATTAGTTGTAGCCACTCCTTGCGCGGTGCCTGCAGTTACTGCCGCAAGAATATCACGAGTCTGCGCCTGTAGATTCTGATTATCGAAGCCGCGATTTATGTCTGCTTGAATAGCATTAGTATTGCCATTACCATTGCCCCAGCCGCCAAATCCGCCGCCTCCCATTAGAGCTAAAATAGCGAATAACCAAATCATTCCACCCCAACCATTGCCGAAACCTTCGCCATCGCGAGACATAAGGGCAACATCGGAAGCACTTAGACCATTTTCACCCATTGAAATCACCTCATAAAATAATATTATTAAGAAGAAATAAAGGGGTTATTATTTCTACTGTCTTAATATTACTAGACCATGTTGGATTCCTTACACGCTCTGCCTTGGGGAGTAGAACATAATAAGTTTTAAATCCTCTTAACATAGAATATGTAGGAGAGTGGCGAGTAAATCATATAATTTTTTTTAAAGTATAAAAAAAATAAGTGCGATTTTTCAATCGCACTTATTCCAGATAGTAGTTAGACCATTTACACCCTTTTGTTGAACAGACCAGTTAGTTGAGTTACCATTGCTACTATCTGTTATATAGACCAATCCACACCCACTCTTTGAGGCTGGACTTGGGGGTCGAAGTAAGTGAAAAAAGATTTTTTTCTTTCTTTCTTTTTTCTGTATTTATTATATCAGAATTTCTGATGAATGTCAAATATTAAGTTTCTTATTTTTTATACTTGGGAGGGATTTTCTTTCTCTCCCTCTTTACATTTATATTATAGCAGAAATTCTACTCCGTGTCAAGTATTTGATTGTAATAAGTTGTAAAATTTTTTTGGCGAAATGGTAAAAGTCAAATAATAAATTTGTTAAAATTAAATAATAAATTATTTTCCAATTGCAATCCAATATTTTATTATGCCGTACGTTTCCACATATATACGCTAAGATAGGGTGGGAGATTTGATACTTCGTCCGTTGTTGTAGAAACTTGGCTATGGGTATGCCCGCCTCCTCCTCCGTAGGAAGAAGTTGCTCCAGACCACGTTTTTGAAGCTGTAAATACTGCTCTAGTGTTTACATCTGTACTACCACTAGCACCACCAGTAGCTCTTTTTCCAGTTGTATCAAAAGTAAAAGCGCCACCACCACTCATTTGACACCAAGCATTATCTGGGTCAGCTCTTAACGTTCCTGTGATATCCATTGTACCTCTAGTATGTGTATGTGCAGGCACTTCACCTTCAACTAATGTATGACTTCCAGTAGTAGTAGCAACTGTAGTATGCGTATGTTTATCATTACCACCAGTCCCGCCCGCAGTAAAAGTACTATCAGCGCCAACAAGGAATTTTCCTTCAATTGCTGCCCAAGTTCCTCCAAATAGAGTTCCTGGACTAGTATTATTGACGCTCATATATATTGAACCGACAGGATATATTAAATCAACTATATTAGAAAATGTTGAGCTTTCTTCATTTCCTAAAACAATTGAAACTGCTGCATCTATCTAAGCCCCAGTATACTAAGATTGATAACTTGCCATTATATCACCTCTTAAAAAAAATAAGGGAAATTCCATATGAAATTTCCCCTATCTAATCGTATAATCACGGGCGCGAAGCTGCCGCCTAATACGATTACAAATTTAATGTTATTTAAATAAACTCTAAAGTATTTTAATTTTATTTGCTTTCTTTATATGTTTTTCATGAATATATTCATATCGGCCCATCATTCTTTCTGGTGGATCTCCATGTTCTTTTCTATATTCTTCAATAAGAGCCGTAACCTATTCATGAAATGCTCCTACTAGAGCCATCATATCCATAGATGCCTTACAATATAAGGAAGCTACTGCAGCGTGGTCTTCCTTTATTTCATGTGCATACTCAATATATTCTTCTGCACTATCTAATAAACATTCAATTGTGTCTGAAATATCAGCAATAATCTTCATAAAATCACCTCATCAATTTATTGATTAACCAGTTTGGGTCAACATTTACCTAACGAGCCATCTACTCATATATAAGTTTCAAATTGCCACCATTTTGTGCAATTTGCATTAACTATTTAATTTGTGGGTTATTCGCGGCCATGTTCGCTAGTAACTCACTAGAGTTATTACTATGCAATACTGTTCTTAACTAATTTAAATAATTCTCATCAATCTGGAACTGAGGTTGAGGGTAGCTCTGGTTGCCGCTTCTAAGCTGGCTTATTATACTTGGCATTTACCTTTTCCTCCAGCATATTTAATCTATTCAGTATTGCATTTACATCAATTGGCTCGGGTTCTTTATGAGGTGACACATCAAAGGGCATTACTGTTCTAGTGCCCTAAGCATCTGTTCTTATCCACCAAATTATATCTCTATCGGAATCTGGTAGATAAATTTCACTGTTCGCGCCCATGGGAAATTGCCATGCGGCATTTTCTCCATGAATTGGGTCGGCCCTATAAATAGGACCTCGTGCGTTAAAACTTATTCCCGTATTCATCATATACGGGTTCTGTTGTTGATTCCAACTATTCATAGACCGGTTCCTCCCCATACCTTCGGCCGCACTTGGGGCAATAATCGCATATTTTTAGATTATTCGCGGCGTCGAAGAAATATAATTGTTCTTTTTCTTTTTTCTTTTTGGTATCCCAACAATAGAAACATCCAAATTCGTCCATACTAGACCTCACTTTAATATTTTTTCAATAGTCTCTAATGTTGATTTGAGACTATTGTAAATTTGCTGCAAATCACTTCTAGTAACTGCTTTTCCATTTGATAGAAATTCTGACATTACATATCCTATCTTACCATTATAAGTTGTTTTAGACCACTTAGAGTCATACTATTCCACTTCTAAAGAAGTTTTGTAAGGAATCTGCGCGAGAATCTTCCCTGTTGTGGTAGGTTCCGCGCGCAAATTCAATACTCCTTTATTAGCAGTATTTACATATACTGTCATTCTTGTGCTCCTTCTACAGCAGATTTGTCGAGAGTTAACTGTTGAACTTGAGCTTCAATCGCGGCACGAACTACTTCTTCATCAAAAGATAAACCTTTCTTTTCAAGTAAGGACTTGGCTAAATTCATAGCATATTTTAGCTTATCTTCACCCATTTTCGCGCCAAAGATTTTCTCTGCGGCATAAACAACTGTTTGTGCAATGCCTGCAAGAATTGAAATTTGCTCAGCGGTCATGTGTGCCTTTAAATATGGTACTACAAATAGACTTACTGCACCGCCAATTAGAATAATAATACCAAGTAAAATTTGAGTAATATTCATGCGATATTACCTCCTTTTTCTTTTATTATATCATATTAAATAATAGGTTGTCAAATATTTACATATTTAAAAATTTTGTCATCATATAACCAGTCTGCCCCTAATAAGAAACTTTGGTCCATTCATTATCCACAATTTGAACCGTCTTACCCTTATCCACACGAGTTAGTACAGCAGAACTAGTAGAAGGTCCAGAGCGTAATGCTACTTTAGTATCATTTACAACTGCAGTTTTAGTAGAACCGCTCACTGTTGTTCCCTCCTTCTATGTAGATGCTGGAGTTGAAATAGAGGTAGAAGCAGAAGAGGTATTACCATAATCTACTCCAACCAATTCGCCCCACTCACACCATTTTTTATTTGTAATTTGAGTCGTGCAAACTCCCGCCTATGTACCAGAAGCTTCAATAACAATCCCACTTCCAACATATAGGCCCACATGAGAGCGATTGGAACTTCCTTTAAGAACAAATACCGCGGTTCCTGGCTTTAGTTCTTTACCATCCGTGCGTTTCCCATTAGATAGTTTACCCTATGCGGAACAATATTTTTTCCACATAGTATTAGAACCATGATACATATAACCACCAAGCTCCTTAAATGCCCAGTAGAATAAGCCCGAGCAATCCGTTACCCAATGACCTATCCATTTGCTGCCATAAAGAGCGCCATAATAGGAATCATCTTTCTTTGCACTTTCACTATTTTTCCAATTGCTTCCATATTTTTGTACCATACTACTAACTTTAGCATTTTGTAATGCTTGCGTCCATTGAGTATGCCAAGTATTTAGAATATAGCCCCAGTGATTTTCAAGGGCATATCTAAATTTATGAATTAAATCAGCCGTTGTTATATTCCCCATCGCTCTCACCTCCATCTACTTCTAATTCAATTTCTTCTAGCTCTTCGTCAACCTATTCGTCTTGCGTCTTTATCGCGCTTTCTACAATATTAAGACGTTCGAGCATCTTATCAACTCCACCCTTACTAATCCACTTAAGTATGAATTTATCGCTATAGATATATTTCTCTCCGAGCGAGTTAATTAAGTAGGTTCCTTCATTTACTAACATAATCCAGTCTAAGTTAGCAAGAGTAGTAGCTAAGGCCGCAGAGGCGTCCGGTTCTACAGCGCAAACGATTAGCACACCGAATCTATAAAGTGCCCAGACCCAACAAATAAATTTACTCATCTACTTACTATATTGTAGTGCATTAGCATCTACTCTAGCGGCGGACCTCTTTTTCTTTTCTTTAGGTGTTGCCATAGCCATCACCTCTTTATTTATAATAAGGTTCCTCCTCATGAAACCATTTCCAACGTATAAAATCATCAAGAATTATACATATACCAGAAAGGAAATACCAAGCTATCATAAATGGAATACTACATTGGCCCCAAAAGAATGGTAATACATTATAGTGCCATACATTTAGTCCTAACCAAACATTTACGATTAA